TAAGTGTCTATGCGCAGGGACTTCACCGTTGCCATCACCGAAGTCGTGAAGCTGTGTTGTGGTGTTTTCCATTACAGGTTGAGAGAGTTATTCACGATTGAACGTCGTACTTGCTAGTTGCATTTAAGACCCACTCGGCTAACGCCTGTTCCTCGTGGCTCATGCCACGCCACAAGCCAACAGCGTAAGAACGCTCGCTTGGGTCCTTGTCTGCGCGCTTGGCTGCAGTGACGTACGAGACAACGCTTTGTGGAATATCAGTGATCATGTTGACCTCGGGATATCAAACGATCTAAAATTAGACTTTTACGTTGTACTTTGCACGAAATGCTTCATTAGTCATCGACAAATATGTCAATCCTTCACAAAACCCAATGATTGCGGGAATAACGCAGAAAGTACACAATGCTAAACACAAATACAATATGCCTTGACCGGTACGTCCAAGATAAAATTTGTGTGCACCTACCCAACCTAAAAATATTGCTAATATTGCACAAATTACGCGAGATGGCAGAACATCAGATGATTGTGTCGAACTTACATTTACGACATTAGGTTGTCTGCAACCACAATTTGGACAAATTTCACACTCATCAAACACTTGTTTTCCGCACTTATAACAATATTTCATTTGTTCTTACCTCTGACACAAGTATATCACTTTTCATCATTATTTACACTTTAAAACAGGAGATTAACTTTATGTAAATTTCTTATTTCCTTGTTATAATCTAAATGTGGGAATAGAAATATCAAAAGACGAACAAACGTGTCTCGTGTGTGGGCGTCTGTGCAAGAACAGAAGTTCACTGTGCAATCACCTGTCAAAGTCACACAAAGATATAGGCGGACCAAAGAACTACGTGATCAAGTATTTGTTACACGGTAAAGTGCCAAAGTGTAAGTGTGGATGCGGAAACGAAGTGTCATGGCACAAGTCGCAATATCACTTCAACGATTACGTAAATGGTCACAATGATGCAGGTTTTAAATCAAAGTCTTACAAAGAAACTCCTGAAAATACTCAAAAAAGAATTGAAGCGATTAAAAATCGTTATGAAAACGACGACGAATTAAAACAACGCATTTCAAATTCTGTCACAGAAGCGTTCAAAGATCCGGTAAAGAAATCTAATCTTGTAACCGCACAATTGAACAGTTGGGATAATGCCGAAAGAAAGGCACAACAATCAATTTCACAAAAACAAGCGTGGACTGTTGATCATGAAGCTCGCGTAGCAAAAGTTTTCACACCTGAATGGGGATTAAAAATTGCAGCAGCAAACATGTCTCGAGACAAGACAATAACTTCAAATCTTGAAAAGAGACTGTTCGAAGAATTGTTAACAACTTTTCCAGACATGCAACCCTCAAGGTGGTACACAACGAATGAAAAAATTTCATGTGCAGATGCGTACATTCATCAGCTTGATGCGTATGTTGAATTTGATGGTGTGTATTGGCATGGATTTGATCGACAATTTGGATATACGTTTGGTCAAATAAAAAGTATAACAAATGATTTGCGAAAAAATATCGCAATAATAACAAAAAAATTGACAGTCGTTAGGTTAGTAACACACGATAATACAAGTATGTGTAATGTACGATCATTTCAAGATCTTGCAAAGATGGCATATTACGTCATATTAGATGGTGAAGTTGTAAAAGATAAACTACCAATCAAAAAATTAAATGTTAATGAATATTCGAACGAAAATGTAAAAATTGAAATAAATAAGTTAAATTTTGAACATGAAAGATATCAATTATTGATTAAATGACGAAAGGCCCGGTTTCCCGAGCCTCTCAATCATCAAACATAATCTAACAAAATGTTAGATGATATTCATATTCATTACAGTCACTGTGCCGTAAAAGTCCGACCGGACCATGCGTTTTCCATATCTAGTCATCACGCCTTTCCTCGGCGTAAAGGCTTCCGGATCAAAAATGGTCGGAGTGACGATAACTGGGACATACGGGCTGTACACATACCCACATTCCAAATATGTTCCGCCTTTGTAACCCACCAAGATCCGATTTCGCGGGAAGTACGGGTCCTTGTAGATGGTGAACCGATTTGACAGAGTTCCAATCGCCTCTGCACCAATCGTGAACGGTGAGCCAACCTGACCTGCGCTGTCGATCGAGAACTTCGGCTTGTAGAGCACTGAGCTCTCCAAGATAGTCGCAACGTCGGGTGACACGACGCAGAAGTTTGCGCTTCCACGAAGGGTCTTGCGGTGAATGGTGTTCGCGACGTCGATGATCGTCTCGATCAGTCCTTCGTACCACTCTCGGATTGTGCCTGTGAACTGTGGCCCAATTTGCAGTGAGTTCGTCATGTTGACGGGTTGCCCAGTCAGTTTGTTGACGAACATGCCAGGTGCACGTGACCAGTACATGTTTGCACCGTTAGCCTGAGTGACGAGGTCGCTCAAGATTTCACGGTCGATTTCGAGAGCAATCTGCTCAGACAGGATGCTCGTCAGCTCGACCTCGGCGTCCATCGAGTGGTACGCGTTGAGGTCCTGTGCCATTTCAGGAGACCACCGAGCACGTAGCTTCCGGGTCGTCGCAGTGATTGAGATTGACTCGATCTTGATGTCGATCTCAGGGATTGCAGGAGCAGGCGTTGAACCGAAGTCAGATTCAAACGAAGGAACAGTCAAGGTCGCCCCTGATTGCACGCCGTCTGAGGACTGAACGGTGAGGCCATCAGCAATCGCCATGGAGAGCGCGATGCCTGAAGCATTGTCATGGCCAACAGCTGCCATGTTCGGACAAACGGCCGAAGTCAACCGCAATACGAGCTGCACCTGTGTGCCGTTGAGCGCGTCCGGAGTGAACGCAGTCGATGTCCAGTTACCACGCTTGTTCAAGCGTCGTAGGTTGAGCACGCCAGTGCCACTTTGGTATGACTGTCCCCACGCTGTCACGCCGCCCGAGGTCGGGAACGCGAAGACCGCGATCTGATTGACTGACAGGAAGTCGCCAGCAGGAATTGCGGTCTTGATCGCCGAGACGTCAAGGTACGCAAAGCAACACTGTGACACGGTACCGGCCGATAGGTCAGCATCAAGTTGCGGGTCAAAGCTCGTGAGGACGCCGTTCGTTCCGGTCAAGGAAGTAAACGTTGCACCGGCGACGAAGCTATTATTGACGCCGTTGCCCCACTCACCGATTTGGGTCTGAGTCGCTGCCCAAGAAGCAGTGACCGAGAGAGAACCAGTGTGGACCTTGCTGTAACCGACGTTGACTAGGTCATACATGCCACCAACGGCGAGTGATCCACTTTGGATTCCTTTGCCGGGAGGTGCGGTGTACAGTGAAGCGCCGCGATCGTAGGTGTCGAAGGTCGCAGTGTTTGACAAAGATTCACCGGCGTTTCCACCGATGTTGCTTCCGTAGGTGTAGTCGAGGTAGAAGATCAGCCCAGACGGTAGTGACATGGGTTGGATCGACACCAGCTCGTTGGCAACCAGTCCGCCGAACACTCTGCGAACGATTGGAAACGCGATGTTCGTGAAGCCACTCATCTGGCCAGAGGAAGCTACGTTGCCTCCACCTGACGACAGTGAATTGCTCTCACGAAGGGCGTGAGCAGCTTGGTTCTCAAGCAGCTGCGCCATGGCTTCTCGTTTGTAACCGTCAAGCCCACGAAGAAGGCCCGTACGTGACCATTTCTCGACCAAGCGCTTCCGCTCAGCACCAACGTGCCGCTCTCGGATGCCTTCGGCCAACTGATTTAAACTAAATGATTTCATGATTTCTTCTTTCTATTTTCCTTGTTTGAGAATTCTAACTTTACTCTCCGGACTTAATTCCGGCGAGCTTTGCCCAACGATCAGTTTCCACGTTTTCACTGATGACTGTCATTCCTGAAGTCCTTGTTGACTGTGAACCTGATCCAATCACCTTGCCCTCATTAATGTCGGTCTTGGAAACTTGTTTGATGACTCGCTTGTAGAGTGCCTTCACCTCGTCGACTGACTTTGCTTCGTCAAATCGACGTTGTACCGCACGCTTTTGCGCTTCAGTCAACGAAGTCTGCAAGATCTTGTTAGTGCAGAGCAGTTTAACGTTGAGCAGATTAGATTCTGCCAACTTACTACGAAGGTCGTCGGCTTGCTTCGTGGGCCGTGAGGCAACATTCTGTTGCTTCTTGTTCTCGGTGATTTTCCGAGATAGTTTCTCTCCCTTTTTGACGCTCTCTTCAAGACGAGCGTTCAAACTGACAAACAACTTTTTCGCTTCATTGAATTTCTTTGCGTTCTTTGCTTTTCGAGCAGCTCTTGCGGTTGCACGAGCTTCGTCAATCTTTGCACTGATGCGCTTCTGAAGAAGCTTCTCACGTCGATATGACTCAACGTAAGGATCTACTTCTGAGTGATG